GTCCGAGGACCGTGGCCAATGCTACGGTTGCCAGTACCCGCCCAACCGGGCTCTCCACCACCTTCTTGGCTACGTTGACGACGGATTTGACGACATTCGATACGGCACTGAAGAATTTCTTGAGGAAAAACTCAGGCAGCCCTGTGTCAGGATTGATCGTCCCCGAGCCGCCCATGCTTTTGAGCATCTCCGCCTCTTCCGGCGTGATGTGAGCAAGCATCGTGTCGCCACGGCGGCCTTTGGACGCAAGGTACTGCGCCATGTCGGCCAAGCCGCCTTCGGCCATCTGCATCGGGGGAGGAGCAGGCTCCTGCATGGCAGGAGCCATCGCCATCGGGGCCTGTGCGCCACGGATCTGCGAGAGTTTTAGCTCGTTGAGAACCGCGAGGATCGTGCTCAAAAGCTCGAGGTCATATTCTTCAGGCAAGTCCCCGGCATCCACAACACCCTGTTGGATGATCTGCGAACGAAGCTCTTTGTACCGGCGAGGATTGTTGATCAGCTCCTCGAACATCTGGATGATGAGGCTGAGTTCCTCCGGGGCGATTTCAATGCCGGCCAAGGACTGGCCGAGCTCCCCTTGGAGCCCCGCCAATGCATCAGGATTGGCCATGCCAAGCGCCGTCAGCGCGGCATCGTAAGAGTCAGTGCTCGTTACGGTCGACCGCTCGGCCCGTGATCCGCGTTCCTCGGGCCCCGGCATAGGGAGCGCCATGATCCCTTCATTTTCCATGATGTTCCTTTCCTTGACTGGCCAATAGCCCTAGCGAGGGCTGCGCGCCGGGAAAGGACGCGAGATTGGCTGAGATTATCTGATAGGTCATAGGGCCCTGTCCACTGTCAAGTCCGGTCAATTTCCAGGTAGGAAAGCCAGAAATCGACGTCTGCAACGCTTGAGGTCACCTTCAAGACATCGCCAGCTTCCAAGATGCACGAAACACCCGACAACACGTCCATCGTCTGATTCGTGGGCAGCGCATAGGTCTTCAAAAGCTTGTAGCTGGTGCCGCCACCACCAGGATAGACGGCAACCGTCAAGCTTGTAGTGCTCGCATTCTCGTTGGTCACCCGAAGGGACGAGGCGACCGCTACATTGGCATCCGGCACTGTGTAAAGTGTCGATTCCGTTGTGGCGGCCGGTGTTGCGTACTTGCGCAGATACTTGTTGGCCATGTCACATCGCCGATACGAAGTTGATGGTGAGGATCACCGAAGGGATGGCCGGGCGCGTGGGGGAAGTGCCCGCTGCGTAGTGCTCAAGATAGACGTCAAGGCTGTCGGACCACCACGCGATCTCCAGATAATCGTTGGCCGGATTGTCCACGGTGAAAATGCCGGTAACCGTCGGGACCACATGCGACCAGATGGTAGAGCTCTTACGAGCCGGGATGTCGTAACGGGTATTGCTCAAGGCATAGTTGACGCCTGTGTCCTTGGCCCAGACCTCGAACTCCGCCGCCGTGTTGCCACGGTTGGTCACTTGGAGCGTAAAAGTCACTAGGTACTGCCCAGCGCATGGTACTTTGATGCGACTGTTGTTGGTCACCGTGATGCCGTTGGAGAACGCCGGCGTCAGGGTCAGCAAATTCTCCCCTGTGATGCTGGCGTTGGCCTGATCATCCTCGGAGATCATCATCGCATTGGGCAAGATGATGCCGTTGCTGTTCTGGAACCCTCGAATCCCACCAGCAAACCCGCCGCCTGCACCACGGTTCGCGGACCACGTGGCGGCCGCCGCGATGTTGTCGCTGACAACAGGGGTGTAGGTGTTGTTGAGCTGAAAGACGACCTGCTCGAGCGAACGTATGAGCTGGTTGAACTGCTCTGCGCTGTACTCCCGTGGAGCCGCGTTGGGCAGCCGGACGTTGTTGATCTTGCTCATCTAAGGCCGTCTTTTTGTATGTCAACCCGCATCGTGCCAAAGCGCCAGTTGCTGTCCAACTCATCGCTTTCAATGCGAAGCTGGATCTGTCGCCCTCGCGCCCGCGTATCCACCTTTTCCGTACCAGGAGCGATAACGTACGGATCAAGCGAACTGGGGCTGGCGCTGGCTTGCGGGAACGCCCGCAGCAACAGCCTGACCGTCAGATTGCCAACCTGGTTCTTGAAGTCCGGGATGAATCGGCTCATGAGCAACATGTCGTCGCCGTCGCCGATGTCAAAGTAGCCTGAGACGATGTACGCTTCAATCGGGTCGTTTACGGCATTGACTCCGTCTTCTTGGTTGTACAGACGCGTGCGGCCGGCAGTTAAGCCGTAGATCGTGTTTCCGTATGTCGGGGTTTGCGTGGAATCCACGGAGTAAGTGCAAGCAATCGGCTTGGCAAACGTGTTCATGTCCACCCAAGACGTGCGAGGCATCGTGCCGATAGACCAGACGTTTTCCATGTAGTTGTAACTTACGAAGCGGTCAACGTAATCGCTCGTAAACGAGCAATACCACCACGTCACTTCGTTGAACTGCGTGTTGATGCCGACATGAACCTGAAAGCTCTGGATGAGGTTGAGGTCCTTGAACACGTAGTCTTGTACGGTGCAGGGAATCTTCTTGACCGTGCCATCAAACATGAAGAACGCATCACGGCCCATCCAATACGCCACACCGTTTACGTCCGCCGCCGCATGCGGCCCGATGCACCCACAGTTGGCCCCCAACTGCTGGAAGCCGAAGGTGTAGGGCGGACCGAGATACTGCTGGCCATGAAGCGATGTGTCCGTCCAGATCAAAATCTGACCCCGTGAACGGACAGCCGTGATGATGGTGTTGCCGTCAGTCAGGCGCTGGCCACCGGCCGTGTTCGTGGCCGTCGCCACAAAGGTGTTGATGTCCTCTTGGTTTGAAAACCGCACGAACATCGGATCCTGCGTGCTCGGCGTACCGATCGTGCTCTCGGTCCCAAAGCACACCAAGTGCCTATCCGGCGTGGACACCAGCGCGTACTTGCTTTTCGTAGGCGCACCAGAAATGGCCACGGCCCGCGTGCCAAGGCCGCCAGCAGGGAGCCACTCGTAGATGCCGCCATCGACCACCTGCGCGATCAGGTTCTCGCCGTAGGTGTCAAACTGCCACACGCGCGGGTTGAGCTGCAGGCCGGCGGATGGGGGCCGTGGCGTGCCCCAGGTGAAGAAGCCCCACGTGCCAGTGCCCCAGCCAAAGTCTACGTAACCTTTATCTGAGCCGACATTGATCTGGTATGCAGCATTTGCCGTTCCCGCTCCGGTGGCTGTGCTGCTGGCTTGCGCGGGCGAGGTGATCCGATAAGTGCTGGAGCTTAAGACTTCAACAATCTGAAACTCGTTGGTCAAACTTGCGTTGGTAATCCCGCCAGGGTTCCCGGTGACGCTGGAAAAGGTCACAAAGTCGCCGGTGATGGCCCCGTGGCCTGAGTCGTTGACCACGACGTTGGTACTGCCATTGGTGGTGTCAAACGTCACCCCCGTGCTCGTGTGTCGAATGGGGGTAATATCGGCCCACGTGCCACCATAGAAAACGTAGATCTTGCGGTTGGTTCCAAGCGCCGCGCGTGGCGACCCATCCAGCGCGGTCCATGTGAAGACCTCGCTGGTCGAGCCAATGAAGTAAGCCTCGGTGTTGTTGAAGTTGGTCCAGCCGCCCATCTTCTCCGGCAAGCCGTACCGAAAGCGCACGTAGTCACAATCAACCCAGCCGCCCTCTGCACCGTACTCGGTGTTCTGCTTGTCGATCCCAGGCTTCAGAAACAGTCGTAAGAGCGGCATGTCATGTCCTAAGTGATGGGGCCACCGTCGCAGTCGGACACGCCTTCAGGCCCTTGGCATAGGCCTGCTTGATCCCGCTCGCAATGGCGTCCTTCTTGACGGTGGCCATGCGGCCTCCTACATGGTCGCCCCGGACGCGGCCGGGACGGTAGTGATCTGGATCGCGACCGAACGCTTCAAGTTCAACGGCTCAAGGCAATCGGAACACGAATCCGCAGCAAGCTCTGCTTCATCGAGATCATAGCCGCAATGAGCGCAAACCGCCTCAACCTCATGCGCGGGCTCGATGCTGCCATCGGGCAGCGTCCTGGAGGGGAGCGAAAGCTTCATGGTGTCTCCTTTAAGTACAACGCCCGCTCATCGTTTCTGCGGGTTACAAGCCCAGCCAAAACCTTGCCAGCGGACAAGTTCCACTTCTTGAACTCTTCAGCCGCCCCCTCGTAATCCTCTCTATTGTGCTTCATGCGAAGGGTCGAGTTCTGAAGGTTGCCTAGCCCAACATTGAAAGCGAACGAAGCGAGTGCCAGATGGCGATTGCTAAGAGGAACCACAGTACATAGTCGGAGTACCCCCGGAAGAAACCGCTGAAGATCCTCTTGAAGTAGCGCATCGACTTCTGCCTCTGTCAGTGTTCTGTCCCAGCCCTCGGGGATTGGAAGCTCTAGGCGGCGTTCATAGGGCACCTTGAGATGCGAGGGGTCGATCAACCTTCCCACACCCGCCGACCAAAGCCGCGCCGGGCATCGGTATGGCCTATACCTAACACCCTCGTGGTGCTTCAGCATTTTGATCAGCGCGTTCATTTCTTGCTGAACGCTTGGCTTCCGAACCAAAAACTTATGATTGACGCCCAGATGATCTGAGTGTCAGCGTCCCACAGGTTAGCGATCACCTCTGCAAACGGGGTTCCGAGGTGCCACGCATACGCCGCCCCGAAGATGTTGATGAAGCACAACAGGGCAAACATTCCGTAAGTGATGACCGGCCTTACCAGAGCGCGAGCGTTGATAACCCACCGGCTTGCGCCCTCCCCGATGGCAATATCGTGCGCGTACAGGGCTTGCTTCTCGGCCAAGGCGGTTTGAGCCATCGTCACCTCTGCACCGACCTGAAGCTGATCTGTACGAATTTCCTCGACTCGCGCCTGTGCTTCAAAACCTGCCTTTCTGAGTTCCAGTTCCCGCTCAATCTGCATTTGAGCAAGGGCAAGTTCGTGCTTCTTGTCGGACTTGTCTTGAAAAAAGTCCAGCAGCTTCGGCAGGCCCCCGGCGAGGAAGGACAGAAGCGTAGTCAGTAGCGTGATCATTTTGCCTCCAGATTAAAACTAAGGTTCTTGTGTTTTGGGTAGGAGACTGTTCTATCCCCTTCCGGGCACTTGTACTTGATGGTTGCAAGCAAGGTGGCTTTTCCGGGCTGCATCTCAGACTTGACGCTCAATGTATAGGTAAAGGTGTCAATCTCTGGACTGGCTGGGCCGGAGAACTTGGGGTTCGATGGAACCGCCTCATGCACCATACCCTTGCCGTCTCGGATACTTGGGATGAACGATTCCACCGAGCAATCATCTCGCTTCTTGATCCTCGCCACCGTCACTGTAATTGGCTCACCCAGCTTGGCAGGTTCAATCTTAAAGTGCTCCGGTGCCCACTCAATGATCGCTTTATCCAACCATCCGATCTTGTCTGCGAGCGTATAACCACCACCCAGCGCAGCAACGCTTGCGGCAATAGCTCCTATGGTCTTTGTAATATCAATCATTTGGCTATTTCTGCGAGGGCTAACACCAGAACGGCCAGTAACACGACGATGACGCCAAAGATGTACTTCACCTCGGCCACCTGTCTACTATGAACATGGTAATGTGAAACATAATCAAACCACCGGTTGCCACAACCACCGCTATCAAACCTGCATCACTTGCGTTCCTGATCAACTTCTTTCGGCGTCGGAGTTGTTCGTAAATCATTTTCTCACGCTGCTCTTTTACTCTCCGGCGCATCTGGATAAACTCGATGTAGCCTTCTCTTCCTAGGTGCTGCAATGGCCCGTAATGGAACCAGTGGTAGAGAGTCTTCTCCATCTCTTGGATCTTAACCTGAGCGGCGTAAGCATCAAACGCCTCTACGGTGGCTGATTTGGAAAAGGT